ACACTCTCCTCACGTACCTTCTTATCATCTCCAGCTCTCATTGCTTTCAATAAAGATGGCCACTTGTTAGCCTTAACTGAGCCAGTATTAAAGGCTATGTTAACCAACACATCCTGATACTTCTTAGGTAAGTCATCGAAGTCTTCAACATCCTTCCTCACTATGTCAGAATGTTTCTTGATGTCAGCCCTGAATAACTTAATAGCATCAGCATCACTAATACCATTCTTATAAGTACCAGCGTCTTCCTCTGCCTGTGTTATCTTATGGCCATAACCTATAGTATCTAACCCACCTTCAGGTGAGGCATGAGATGACCAGAGATCATCCTTAAACCCTACCTTCTGTGCGTTCTCTACCTCAGCAAGGGACTCTTCAAACGAATTGAATGCCACCTCAGCCACCTTCTTTAACTTAGGTGTAGCCACGGGGACTTCACCTATCTTAGTTAGCCCCCCACTCGGAGCAGGTGGGACATCGCCCACCCTCTTTAAGTTCCTATCTACACCACCAAGTTTTGACATTACTGAATTGCTCCACCTATTACTGTGAATTGATTACCTTGATCATCTTCATAGACACCATCTTCTAATCCAGATACATCAGGTTGTTCTGCTGTTGACCCTGCCTGTGGTGCAGCCGGGCCTTCAATTGTTACTAACTCTTGTAGATCACGGATGTCTGCTAATCCAAACTTAGCATACTCAGTGTACGCCTTGACAAGTGCAGCTATCTCACCTTCAGCAGTATTCTTACTAGGCTGTTGTAACTTAGTACGATCACCACCAGCTACACCTCTACCTGCAAGGCTAGCTATATCACCATATCTGATTGCAGTAGCGGCAGCAGATGATGGCTGTAGTTTGTCTTGATTAGATACAGGCAATCCATTCTCATCCAATGAGATAGTAAGGTTCTTAAATCGTGAGTCTTCAACAACACGTTTAAGCTGTGCTCTTAACACCTGACCTACCTGACCCTTGGCGGCAGCTTCACTACCATTCTTACCCTTAGCAGCCACACTTACTTGTCTAGCCTTATCTCCAAAAGAGTTAATTGATTCAGTAAACTTAGTAGTATCTTCTAAGTTAATACCAGCTCTGTACTTATCAACCTCTGTTAGCATAGCATCAAACGATGCACCATCTGTAACAGTTGCGTTATCTATAGCCATAGATCCTGTAAGAACAAGAAGCTCTGGATTAACTAAGCCTCTATCTACCATGTCAGCTACAGATACATCACCTGTGAATTGCCACACAAGCTGATCAACTGCTGCCTGTTGCATCATCTCAATAGGCAAGCCTGTCTGTAATGATTCAAGGTTGCGAACGAAAGCTGGATCAAGCATCTTCTCTGCTGTGATCTGGCCACCTACACCACTGGCACCACCACCTGAGAATGCAGCATTAGCTGAAGAAGACATAGGTCTGTTAAGATCTACTAGAGTTTGCTTAATCTTTAATGCTTTATCTAACTGATCACCTGCACCGAATGTTGCCATCTGGTTAGGTATAGTCTCTAAGTAATACTTACGTTCTTCATCTATGTCTTCCTTCATCTTAGTTAATACGGAAGAGTCCAGACGCTCACCTCTTGATCTTGCCTCGGCTATACGCTGGTTGTATATACCTTCCATGTCACTGAGTGATGACTGAGCAACCAATAGGTAGTTGTTCTTAGCCACATCGGTCATTACACCTCCACCCTTTTTGACAGAAGTGAGCAGTGCCTTCACATGTGTAGAGTTAAGAGCAGATGAGATGTTAGCAATGCTACCTTGTAGTTTCGTAACGCTTGCAGCACCTTGAGCTGTCTTCTGCTGCACAAAAGCCTGATTACCTAGAAACTCTCCTTTCTCTTGGACACCGTGGTTGCCCACGCCATGAACATTATCTAAATACTTATTCACTTGTGCATCCTGTGAGTCAACAGGCTCTTGGAACGTAGCAATACCACTACCAAAGATCGAATTGATCTCAGGCTGTAGTGCTAGGTTGCCTACGTTTGATAGGCTCTGCTTCCACATAGCATTATAACGTGTGTTATAAGCTGTCTCGTTTAACATCCCACTCTTGCGTGCTTTATCTAACTTAGCTTTCTGACCCGCTAGGTTGTCGAGAGTGATCTTCTCCTCTTCAGTAACAAGATCATCACTATAGATGTTAGCAATCTGTCCTGTAACATCAGCTTCTTCAGCAAGAAGGTTAGCTCTCTCATCTTTTAAATTAAGAATAGAAGTAGTAGCCTCACCAATGGCCTCACCCTTGGCAACTACTGCCTCCTGTTTTCGCTTCTTCCCTATCTGACCGCCAATGAAGTCCACTATACCAGCTAAACCTGATATAGCATCGGCTTCTGGGGTGGCTTGTGAGCCACGTTGTGGCCGAAGCGAACGAATATCCGGTTCATCTAAAAATTTAGGCATTACTTATCCTCGTTATTTTGTAAGAGAGTACCTGTTGACAGCGGCATAACACCACCATTGCCTAGATAATCTTTTGTGAAGGCTGAAGCCTCTCGACTAAATGCAGACTTACCATCGAGAACACTCTTGTTAAAGTTCTTCATGATCTTAGTGCCTGCTTCTGTGTTATCGTAAGGACTCATGATAGCAGCCCGTTGCTTACGGTATAGTTCTACATTACCAGTGATCATGAATTGATTATAGATGTGTTGGAGGTCATCCTTCACAGCTCTCATCTCATTCTTATTCTCTGTATTGTAGTCGTATGCCTTCCATAGGGCAGTTTCTTTATCAGTTTCAAAACCAAAAGCTCTGGCCATAGATGTTTGCCAATTAGCACCAAGCTCTTCGTTTGTCATCATGACAGTACCACGTTTACTACGCAATCCCATGCCATAATACTCAGCATAGTATGCCTTACGAGCGTTACTCCATGTAGATGTCATAGAAGCTAGACCATCAATAACATCTATCAACTCATGGCCTACTGTAGCTGCCGATGGGTGTGTCATGATGTTCTTAGCAGCCTCATACATGTTGATTGCAGCATCCTTACCACGCATGATAGAGTTACCACCTGCACCTAATGCCACCTTAGAAATCTCAGCATTAGTATCTACTGGATTACCAGAGAAATGGTCATAGAAAGCACCGATAATTGTAGCAGCGATGTTGTCATCAATACCTGCTAACAAGTTACCACTCTCAGAGAAGTTGTTCTGAACCCCAAAGGCTTCAAAGAACATGCCCCACAAGCCCTCTTGCAGGCCCTCTACGAGCATTGGGTTCTCTTCCTGTGCGCTAGCACTACCAAGACCTGCCATCTCACTAGCAGCCGCTACGAGATCCTCAGCGATAGGTACACCAACTGATCCGTATATGATGAACTGACCAGCAAGGGCAGATGCCTTCTCTTTAGCAGTCCACTTACCTGTACCACCCATTGTCTTAGGTAACAGGTTCTCTGCAAACTTAGCAAACACCTGTACAAACTGAGTTGGTACACCTAGCACATTGTTCTGCCATACAGCAGAGTTCTCTGCCTGTAAGTTCATGTGCATCCTGATCGTTTCATCTGTCAAGGATTTAGTGGTGATTTCCTCACCTGCTTCCTTGAGATTACTACGAGCAACATCCCATGCAACTATACGAGAAGCAAGTTCACCCTCTTCATAGAAGATACGTCCGGCTTTAGATGCCTTACGTAATCCGTTCATTGAACTCATACCGATACCAGATACGTTAGCATCAAAATCCGCTGTACGTACAATAGCATCCATGATACCACTGTCCTTGAACAACTGAATCTCTTTGACAAACGACTCTTCCTCTAAACCCGGCGTAGATCTAGCAATAGATCTCCACATGTCCGGGTTGTCACTAAGGATTGCAGCCCGCATAGGCAGCATCTTAGCTACAGCTTTAGCACCATGTATTGGGTGCATACTGAGAGCTAATGAAGCATTCTGTGCCTGAACCCATAGCTGTCTTACGTTGAACCAGCCTAAGTGTAAGTTAAATGTTGCACCTTTCAAGGCTCTCAATGGGTTCTTGCTATGAAGGTTGTTTAATATCCACTCATTAGCCTTACCACCTTTCTCACCCCAGTTACGTTCCATTCCTCTGCCAACACTGGCAACAAAGTCTGCGAACATAGACTCATCATCCGAAGGAATCTTCAACACCTTCTTCAGATACTCACGAGAGTCGTTCATTGTGGCTAAAGACTCAGGACTTAGATCTAGTGGTGAATCTAGTGAACGACCGCCTACTCCGAATCCTGCTCTGCCCTCTGCCTTAGCTATTTGCTCAACAGTATTCATCCACTGTTCAACCATAGACATACGGTAGGTATTGATAGGCATTATATCAGAGATACCTTGAATGTAACGCTGTGTTGCATTAGCTCCATTCAATCTCTCAGGTCTAATATCCCCATCAGCAGTCTTAACCATAAGGTTTTGTGACTTACGAGCTGATGTGTACAATCCACCAAACATGTCACTTGAATTAGTTAGCTTCTCAAGGTCAGAGAACTCTCTATCTTCACGAACAGCTAGGTTCTTGTACTCACTACCCTCTTCTGTCATGGTTTTAGTAGCATATGCTTGTGCTTCGGCTTTAGATTTAAAAGCATACAAGGTTTCTTGTGATGCACTGTCCATGTTCTTCACATAGAAATAGCCGGGACGGTATATACGAGGTGTATATCCTGCACTGTAGTTCAATACCTTCTTAGGTAAATTCCCTACCTGCTCATCACGAACCATAGCCCATGTAGCCTTGCCTTTGCCATCCTTGAATCGGATAGGCTCCATCAATTTAACAGGCTTGTACCCTGCTTCAATCAACTTATCCATAACATGTTTGTTCTTCTCAACAAAGCGTACTGTAGATCCTTCTAAGTTACTAGGAACAAATACAGTTGCTTCATCTAGCTGAGTACGGATGCCTTGGAGGTTATCATATGTCTTACCAATAAGGTTAGCGGCTACACCACCCTTATCTGTATACTTAACATTCTTGAATCCCATAAACTCAAGCTGACCACGCATCATGTCATTACGGAATCCATGTAACTGGTCGAAGAAAGCACGTTTCTTAAAGTACCCCTCAATAACCTCATCAGAATATCCTTTCTTAACACCTTGTGCTCCAACATGAAGCTCAACTGTTCCAGCTTTAAGCTCTTGGTATGTGAACACAGTACCTGCTTCATCACCAGCTTGTAATAAAGTATCTACTTCGATACGTGCTGTCTTAGATAATCCTTTCTCTATGTCTATGTATCTCTTTGATAATGAATTAGCCAGCTTAGCAGACTGTTGACCTGCGAATGTGATGTTCTTGATGAAACCACCTAGCATCTCTCTCCATATAACATCAGGAGAGAATACACTTTTCAATGAAGATGCTACATTACTCTTCGCTAATGAAGGATCACTTGTTAATGTACCGGCATCGGACAAAGTATAATCAAACTCAAACTCAGATGCTTTACCATCATTAGTTCTCGCAGTAACTTTGAATCCTTTATCTGTAGTCGCTGTAACTTCTACACTATCAACCACCTTACCTGAATTAGTAAGACGTTGTTTCATTTTCTCGGTTGCTTTGTTACGAGCTACTAGCATTTCTTCAGGAGACAGTGCATCTATCGATTCCCGACCTGCTAATGCAGAAGCTCTTTGCATAGGCGATACAACAGAATCTTCGATAGTCTTAACTAAGGCCGCAGGCATACCGAATGCTTCAGGACTATCCATCAATTTAGGATCGCCTGCTATTTCAATGATGTCTTCTCTAGCAGGTCTTGCTGCACTGTTAGCATTTACAATAGATGCATCTAAAGCGTCTACCTCTGATTGCTTAACAACACGAGATACCTTTGACATCTCTTCGTTCATTAAATTATCGAACTGTGTCTTCAGCTTAGCGGGGATTATACCCTGCTGTAATCTTGAGATGTCAGCATACGCAGCTTGTGAGTCCACATTACGGGCTACCGTAGCATTTACTTCATCTAGCTGTGCTTGTAATCGTGCTATGTTTTCTTTTATGACAGACTTCTTAGCAACACCTGTCTTAACCTGCTTCTTAGTAACCTTACCAAGGCTTTCAGTTGCTACTTTAATATCATGTTCTAAATTTCTTTGTCTACCTTTCAGCTTACGAGATTCTCCTCGGCTCAGCTTGTTACCAGCAGTAGGAAGAAGATCTTCTACTAAGTGATTGATTACACTCTTACGTACTTCTTGTACATCAGAAGCAATGTCATCCATAGCTCCATTCAATACAGATGTACCTTCCATACGTGTGGGGTTAGCAGTAGATGCTGCATCAACCTTGTTCAGATCGATTGTTTGACCCAGCTCTTCAGCACTATCTCCACCAGACATTGCTGTTTCTGCACCAGCTCTCTCGGGGTTATCTAAGTCCTTTAATTCTTTAACAGCCGATCTACTTTTAGCTACATTCTTACCTAGTTTGACAAGACTACCTGCAATAGGACCAATATCAAAAGCAAAAACACTTACATCCATTGCAGCCTTTATCTTAATATCTTGTACAATATCATCTGAGTAGTACAGCTCAACAATAGAACGTGCAACAAAAGGGTTCTCATCAGCAGCCGCTATGATAGCAGGCATTCTAGTTTCTAATACAACCTTCTGCTCTTCAGGATCCAGTGTCTGGAAGAATGCCATTTCATCAAGCATACCATTCCAATCAGTGCCTATCAAAGTAGCATAATCATTCATGTCTTTGATTTCATCAGGCGCAAGCATGTCTGCTAAGAAATTACCAGCAGTCTCCAACATGTTATTGTCTTCAAAGCTCTCTTCCATCTTGTCTATGATGAAAGACTTGGTAGCTACACCACGTTGGCGAAAGTTATCAAGAGTCTCACCAGCAAAGATCTCACTGTACATCATGTTGATACCATCATCATCAAGAACAGACTCTTCTATTAAAGAATCTACTGCGATAGTGTCATGGATAGACTGTTGAACTTCAGGGTTTAGATTAGATGCGTTATCAAAGATATACTCAGCACGTTCTCTGTTCTTCTTAACTAAATACTCATGCTTCAAAGCCTCTTCAGCATCTTTAGGATTAACACCTAGCTTGAGAGAGGAGTAAGCATCATTGAAAGACTCTCCTAAATCTGCATCATTTACTGTAGCCTTTAAACGGGCAATACGGGCAGCATCCTTTCTCATCTTTCTATCAGATGAAACAATACCTTGGATGTCGAACATCCCTTCTGTACCTTCTGCGCCACCTTGATCAAAAATGTTAGACATTTAATTATTCCTATGAATTATTGTTACGTGCTGTTACAAGCTATCGAGGCACAGGTGGACCTACCCATCTGGCCCTACAGAAGTGCCCGCGCCACCGCCACCAAACTGAGCTCCTGCTGTAATACCTGTGGTCACTAGGCCACCAATAGCTTTAATCTTCGCTGCCTTAGCCTGAGCTCTGCTTGCTATAAGATTCTGTGCACCTATTGATTGAACAAACGATTGCTGGTTATCTAAGAAACTTATATTGCTTGACATCTCTCCTGTGATACCCGCGCTTATTTGTGCGGTCTTAGATGTCTGAGCAGTTCCCTGTGCAAAAGCCTGATTCGCTACTGAAGCCTGAGCTTGTCGGGCTTGTCGAAGCTGCTTGCGTTTCTCTCTAGCCATCTGTACGTTTTGGCGCTTCTGGTCTATCTCGGCTGCTTTCTCTTGTGCTCTCTGAGCCTTTCGTGCCTGCTTCTGAGAAGCTGCCACGGTCACGGCTGATGTTACTACTATAGCTGTTACTACTGCCATTAGATTATACCCTTCTGATAAGATGTCTCGACATGTCTATACCCCATTCTCTTGTACACACTTTCTATCTGTTCTGGCATAGAGCTTTGCATTGAGACCATGTTCCAATAGGAGCAACCTAGTTCTTTAGCTCCCTCCTCCAAGGCTTTTAATAACTCCAAGCCCTCTCTGCTTTTTCTGTGCTCAGGATCTACCCACCATGCTATCTCAGAGCCTGAATAGGTACTCTTACTTCCAAGCAAAGGTGCAGTAGCTCCTGCTGTGAAGCCTACGACCTCTCCATCTACTTCAGAAACAAACAGTAAACCTTGTTGGTAAGCAATGTCCATGTACATAATTGCAGAACCATCTTCATATGGTATTCCTTCTTTATGATAAACAGTCTCTTCCCAAAATCTCTTAGCATGTTTCTCTATAGCTGGGTAATCTTCTTTGGTTGCATCTCTAATCATAGAAACAAGTTAGGACTAATCGCCCATCCTCCGCTGTTTTGCCAAAACCATTAACAGGCTCTGCCCTGTGCATTAGTGTAGAAGGGAAACTTACAGCTCTGTTTGGTACAAGATCAAACATGTGTGTAACTTCCCAAGCGTCATAGATATTGTAATCTCTTTGCCAGATAGCTAACTCTTCTTCTGTCTCAGGTTGTTTATAAAGACCTGTTTCTTTGTGTCGAACAAGGCTTGTTCCACCCGGCCCCTCACATAAGTAGATAAGAAGAGTGTTATCTGCCATTGAAGCATCGTTATGTGCTTGGTGAGGTGCCTCCACTCCTTCGGGAGACAACCTCAAGAACATAAACCCACCGTCTGTGAGATATTCTACTTCGTCTCTTGCTGGTATGTCTGTGTTGATGTAAGGATACAGTACATTGTCCACAGGATTAACTTCACCTGCATAAGACAACCCAGTTACATGCTTCCTTACATCAGAGTAGTCGAGAAAGAAATCGTCTACGACTATAATGCCTTCCTCTAACTCTTTTATCATACCGTTGTTTCTCCGTGTATCGGCATACCCCAGCCTATGATCTGACAATCTTTAGCTGGTGATGTTTCAAACTTAAAGGCTACAGCTCTGCCTCTTCCTCTCACCTTAGTCTTAGATGTTATAACCTCGTGGCCATAATCAAACTCATCATCTACATCTTGAGGTATAAAGTTTCTAGGTAATCGATACCCTTCAAAAGGTCTACTCCATTTACCACTAGATGAACTGCTTGCAAAATCCCACCGAGCTGTTACAGAACAACTTGAAGGATTTATAGCCTCTAATTCACCATCGATTTCAACGAATCCTGATTCTGATCTATTAAAGTGCATAGACAAATACGGGATTTGCTTCTCTCTCTGTGTATCACCACCAAGTTCTGCGCCTGTTGTCAAGTATGCAGCGGAATCTACCTCACCCCAGTCCTTAAAGTCAAGGCCACCATACAGTCCAAAAGATAACTCATAGTTTCCACCAGAAGCAGAAGGTGTCATCATTAAATACTTAGTTACTCCAGCACTTCGTCCCTTGGTAGGGACTGTGATAACAACATCTTCTCCATTAACTACTACTTGTTCTCCATCTACAACAACAGCCTGTACATCATTCACTGTTACGAAGTTCTCTGTCTCCAAGTAGGCAGCAATCGTTGTTCCATCTGGCGATGCCCCTATCTCTCTAGGATAGAATGCTTGTAACACTGTATCTAATACCAACTCTTTGTTGTAAGCGTGCTTAAAGTTTATACCATCGTAGTCGTCACT